CAACCTGCACAAGCACAGCAACCTGCACAAGCACAGCAACCTGCACAAGCACAGCAACCTGCACAAGCACAGCAACCTGCACAAGCACAGCAACCTGCACAAGCACAGCAACCTGCACAAGCACAGCAACCTGAGTATCTTCGACCCTCCCGCCCCGGGGCACCAGTTTCACAGCCCGAAAAACCCGGAATCATGAGCCGTATTGGGCAAGGTTTCCGTGACTTTGGCCGTCAACTTACCACAAAGGTCACCGCCGAAAAACTCAACACAAACTGGAAAGTGGCAGGATCTCCCACTGACAGTGATAAATTATTTGCTTTCCTACAGCAACAAGGTGTACCAGTGGAGGTAGCCACAGACATTTATAACCAACTTGGAATTCCAATCACTGGAACAACAGATAATGCTGAGGCAGGAAAAAATACAACAGCCGGGGGAGCACAACAATCTTCTCAGGCGGCCTCTACAGCTGGTGCAACACAGGGAGGGTTCTGGTCTGGACTTAAAAAAGGACTCACCGGCCAAGATGCTACTGCTAATGCCACTGGTGCTGCCACTGGTGCTGCTGGACAACCAGGTGCTGCCACTGGTGCTGCCACTGGTGCTGCCACTGGTGCTGCTGGACAACCAGGTGCTGCCACTGGTGCTGCCACTGGTGCTGCCACTGGTGCTGCCGGACAACCAGGTGCTGCCGGACAACCAGGTGCTGCCACTGGTGCTGCCGGAAAAAATAATGCGACAGCTAGCGGAACATCCGCCGAACCGGTTGCCCCAACAAGCGTCAACGATTTTGCAGCAAAACTACAGTCTGATTTTGAATCTTTTGCCGCAGCAGGTGGTTCAATTGGTGCTCCTGCGGTGAAACGTGCTTTAAAATCCATGTGGATGCAGGCCGGTGGTGTACGAGCCGAATCAAAGAAGAATAAAAAGCCTCGCATATGACTTTGGAAGAACTCAGGCATCTCGCTGGGGTCGGCCAAGGCATCTATCCCCAAGACACTGTAGATCACAGCAAATCCGCTAATATCACACATACCGCTGCTGAAAAAGCCCAGCACATGAAAAAACACAAAATCCAGCCCGGAACCGATGAATGGTTCCGTCTTTGGTTCGCTCGTCCCAAGCTCACAGGCGAAAATCCCTTCGGTAAAAAATAACTCTTAAATACTAGCATGGCCAAAAGTCTAGAAGGTGTGCTGGTTAAGCCTGCGCACCGCAAAGAAATCTATACCAATGAACAGATCGTTGAATTCGCTCGATGTGCCGATCCAGTCACGGGTCCGGAATATTTTTTATCCAATTATTTTTACATACAACACCCAACTCGAGGTCGGTTATTATACGATCCCTACGATTACCAGCACGAACTCATTGACATATATCACAACTATCGTTTCAGCATCAACTTGTTGGGACGCCAGATGGGCAAAACAACAACAGCAGCCGGATATCTTCTTTGGTTTGCTATGTTTAAACCTGACTCTACGATCCTAATCGCCGCACACAAATACACAGGTGCGCAAGAAATCATGCAACGTATACGATATGCTTATGAGTTGTGTCCTAATCATATACGTGCAGGTGTAGTGAGTTATAACAAAGGCAGCATAGATTTTGAAAACAGTAGTCGCATAGTATCGGCCACTACCACAGAAACAACAGGACGTGGTATGTCGATAACACTCTTATACTGTGACGAGTTTGCATTTGTACGCAATTCTATCGCCAAGGAATTCTGGACTTCGATATCTCCCACTTTGGCCACTGGTGGTAAAGCCATCATCACTAGTACTCCCAACAGTGACGAAGATCAGTTTTGGTTACTGTGGCGAGGCGCTAACCGCACGCTCGATGACTTCGGCAATGAACAACCATTGGGGGAAAATGGATTCAAAGGTTACATAGCCAAATGGGGCCGCCACCCTGATCGAGATGAAATTTGGGCCAATCAAGAGCGTGCCAGCATCGGTGAAGAGAGATTCCGACGCGAACACGAGTGCGAACCGATAATCTATGACGAAACCTTGATTGGGTCCGTGCATCTCATGGACCTTGAAGGTCGAGATCCCATAGAAAAACAAGGACAAGTACGTTGGTATAAAAGACCCGAACCCGGACAACAATATGTGATTGCATTGGATCCCAGTTTGGGAACAGGCGGAGACAATGCTGCCATACAGGTATTAGAAATTCCCTCGATGATACAAGTAGCAGAATGGAAACACAACAGAACTGTGATACAGCGCCAAATCGCCATAGTCAGAGAAATCGCAGATTATATATATGGGGTAGTTGGCAGCGAAAACGACATCTACTACAGCTTGGAAAACAACACTCTAGGCGAAGCAGGATTAGTCAGCATCGCCGAAGTGGGCGAAGAAAATATACGTGGCACCTTTCTCAGTGAGCCAGTCCGTGCCGGCAATGTGCGCAGGTTCCGCAAAGGATTCAACACCACGCACAAGCCCAAGCTCACTGCATGTGCCAAGCTCAAAACATTGATCGAAAGCAAGCGATTGACAGTGACCAGCAAAAATCTCGTGTCTGAACTCAAAGTTTTTGTAGCGCACGGTATGAGCTTTGCAGCCAAGCCCGGTGAGACCGATGACCTAGTCATGAGCTTGATATTGGCACTACGGATGGTACAGTTATTGCAGGGATTTGATGCCAACCTAGACGAAAAAATACGTGACAGCCTCGATGACTACATCGAGCCCATGCCTTTTATTATGATCACATAAATACACTATCATGCGCGAACTAGACAAAATTGCCGAATCACTGTTTGAAAAAATACGTTCAAGATTTGAAAAAGTCAGCATTGGTGACGAAAATGCCAAAGCCACTCAGGACCCAGAAAAAGCCAGGTTCATCAATTTTGACTATTCAACTCAAGACGGCGAAAGCCTGGGCAATGTGACTGTGAGCCTAATTGACGAAAATTCAGTCAAGGTCTACTACAGCAAGAATATAACAGAAAACTTAACTCAGTCGCAGTTAGATGAGTGGTTTGGTTTTCTCAAAGGTATACGATTGTTTGCAAAACGTAATATGATGAACTTTGACACCAGAGATATTTCTCGGCAGACTCTCAACATCAATGATCTGCGCCAACAAAGCAAATCAGATTCCTCGTTCAAAGCTGATGAGATCACCATCGGTGAAAGTTCCATGTACGGTTCTCGACGCAGTAGCTACGATCGAGTTGGTGAAACAAGATTGATAGTGAGACATGCAACAACCATTGACGAAGAAAAGCGCGGTTGTCGCACACGCAACATCGAAAGTATTTTTGTTGAGACCCCTCAAGGCGAAAGGTTCAAGTTGCCATTCACTAACCTTACCGGTGCTCGTGCCATTGGACAACACATCGCCCAGGGCGGTACCATGTTTGATGAGCGTGCTGAACATATCGTTGATTTGGTGCGAGAAATGGCTGCCTTACGCACATTCGTTTCGGCCACACGCAATCGAGTTTTTGAAGATGATGTCACTCCTGTGATGATCGAAGCAGCTCGACACCGTTATCAGAACGTCCGCAAGAGTCTCAAAAGCATGCGTGGTCCGCGAGGCTATGGATTCTATTGGACCGGTTCGGGACTCAGCAGTGACAGCGGCGCCGGTGGCATCGGTGAAGATGAGATCAAAGACCGTCTCACACGCAGGATCTTCGACGAGCGTCTAGAAGAAGCATTGCCTTATGTTCGCCGAGCTTATAGCCAATACCTTGACAGCCAGCACACTTCTATGGGACAGGAATTCGAATCTTGGGCCAATGAAATTGCCGAAGGAACTTGGGCGTTGCCTGACAGCGACGACAAACTTAGAAAATTAGAAGACCTTATGAGCAAACCACTCAAGGTTGGAGTCGATGCCGAAGCCACTTCTGTGTTGTATGATCTTGTTGGAGACGATGAACTGTTTGATATCCTGGGCGATCTAGCTGACCGAGACCCTGAAGCCAATGTCTGGGAAGATCCAAAGGTTGTCGCTCGTTTAGAAGAATTGGATATAGAAGTCAAACAGCCTGAATCTCAGCCGGTACAGATGCCAGTGCAACCGTCAGCCCCTGCAGTACAGCCACCAGTGGCTGCGCAAGAATCCATTTCCGAAGATCCAGATCTGGCCATGTTAAAATGGTTGTCTGGCATCCAAAAATAATATCAGTTTTCTCTTGACCTTGATAAATAGACTAGCATATACTAGTGTATGTGCAACTGAGACAATCTCATGTAACATTATGGCACATTTAACTTTTAGGAGAAAACATCATGGCAACTACATTGGCCGAAATCCGTGCAAAACTGCAAGCGCAAGAAAACCGCCAAGGCGGTAACTCAACTGGCGACAACGCCATCTTTGCTCACTGGAACATCCCAGAGGGCTCAACTTCCCGAATCCGTTTCCTTCCCGACGCTAATACCAAGAACTCGTTCTTCTGGGTAGAACGTGCAATGATCAAATTGCCGTTTGCTGGCATCAAGGGCCAAGCCGATTCTAAACCCGTGGTTGTGCAAGTTCCTTGTATTGAGATGTGGGAACCTAATGCCTGCCCGATCCTAGCCGAAGTGCGCACCTGGTTCAAAGACGCCAGCCTCGAAGAGATGGGTCGTAAATATTGGAAAAAGAAAAGCTACCTATTCCAGGGTTTTGTGCGTGAAAGCACCTTGGGTGATGACAAAGTCCCCGAAAATCCCATCCGTCGTTTTGTGATCAGTCCACAGATCTTCAACATCGTCAAGGCTGCACTCATGGATCCTGAAATGGAAGAACTGCCCACCGACCTCGAGCGTGGCCTGGACTTCTTGATCACCAAGACCAGCAAAGGTGGTTATGCTGACTACTCAACATCCAAGTATGCTCGCAAAGAATCGGCCCTGACTGAAGTGGAACGTGCAGCCATCGAACAGTACGGCCTCTATGACCTCCAGGATTTCTTGCCCAAGCGTCCCAACGACGTTGAGCTCAAAGTCATGAAAGAGATGTTCGAAGCAAGTGTCGACGGTCAGGCCTATGATCCCGACAAATGGGGTGCTTACTACAAGCCTGCTGGCTTCACCAGTGGCGGCAATGCTGCTTCTGTTTCAACCTCTTCGGATGAAGATGCTCCTGTTGCTAAGCCTGTGTCACAGGCTGCTCCTGCGCGGTCTGCTCCGTTTAACACAGACGAAGATGATGCTCCCCCTGCAGCGGCCACCCCTGTAGCGGCCCCTAAACCAGCTGGTGGACAGCGTGCCGAAGACATCCTCGCGATGATCCGTAATCGCCAAAAGCAATAACACAAGCACACCGGGTGGAATAATTTATTCCACCCGTTTCTATCAATGAGGATCAATTATGGGCAAACCATTCGACGTAAGTAAATTCCGTAAATCAATCACCAAGAGCATTGATGGTATCAGTGTGGGATTCAACGATCCCACTGACTGGATCAGTACCGGCAACTATGCTCTCAATTATCTCATCTCCGGCGATTTCTATCGCGGAGTTCCGTTGGGCAAAGTCACAGTGTTCGCCGGCGAAAGCGGCGCAGGGAAGTCGTTTATCTGTTCTGGCAATTTGGTGCGACACGCACAACAGCAAGGTATCTATGTGATCCTAATCGACAC